TGGAACCACCACCTCCAACCAAAAAGCGGAAATAATTCCAAAATATCAGCAAAAAAATTCCGGCAATTTTTTGGTCTGTAGGGATTTTCGGAAACCTCTTGACTAAATACAGTATAGGGTCTATAATAGACCTGTCGTTCATCAGAGGAAACTCTGACGCAAGTAAGTCGCGGAACGGAGTTCGTTCATCCCATGTTAGAACTATTATTCTACACAACTCTCACCTGTCAGCAAACTGATGCTATCATCCTGCGAATGCAGAAAAATGAGGATATTAGTAATGCCGTTAAGATTGAGTTAGTTGAGACAATGAAGGAGTCAAATCCTGAATGTTATTGGGACGCAAACGACTAAAGGAACGGGCCTAAAAATCCAACTACTTTAGGAGTAAAATCATGTCTACTATCACTTATCGTGGTGTTAAGTACAACCCAGAAGCATATAAAGCTGCTGTGTTGGCAGAGCAAACCGCAACTCGTAACCACAATCTCATGTATCGTGGTATCAAAATCGAACGCAAGTTTGCATCTAAAAGTTGATAATTAACGCACTTAACTTTACTGAGGGTTGCAAGACCCTCTTTTTTTATGCTATAATGATGATGTAGTAATATGGTATATGGAAAAAGAAAGAGTTAACTTGATTATTCGCAATTTAGAACTCCTTTTAGATTCTCTAAAGGCAGAAGTAAATTCTGATAGAGATGATAAGGTAGATTATAATCCAGAATATCGTAGATATATTGAAGATTACGATGAAGTCTTTGAGGAAGAAAATGACTGAAACAAAAAAAGCAAAAGAACTTGTAAAATTGCTTGAAAGACTGATAGAGAAAGATTACCTCTATAGTGAAGAAAGTATCAAAGAAATGAAATCACAATTGCGTTCGGTAAAACAACAAATTGCTGATATAGATAAAAAGAACTCAAAAGGATTTGGAGCATGAATGTAAAATTGATCAGTGTTACGCCTGATGCTGAAAAAATGATGGGATATGTGGCACGAGTGTCAAATCCCTCCAATCAAGAGAATCCAAAAGTTGCTGGTCTTCTTAAGTATTGTGTAAAACATCAACATTGGAGTGTCTTTGAGCAGTCATTCATGACTCTTGAGATTGAGACTACAAGAGGACTGGCAGCTCAAATCTTGCGGCATCGGAGCTTTACATTCCAGGAGTTTTCTCAGAGATATGCTGATAGTTCTTTGTTGAGTACAAATATTCCTTTACCAGAACTTCGTAGGCAAGATACAAAAAACCGTCAGAATTCTATTGATGATATTGATGAATTTAAAGTTCAGAAGTATCAAATGTTGATGCAAGATTATTTTTCCAGAGGTATGGAACTATATCAAGAAATGCTCACTGATGGAATTGCAAAGGAATGTGCGAGATTTGTCCTTCCTTTAGCAACTCCTACAAGACTTTATATGAGCGGATCTTGTCGCAGCTGGGTGCATTATATAGATTTGAGATCTGCTCATGGAACTCAAAAAGAGCACATGGACATTGCAGAAGCATGTAAAAAGGTTTTTGTAGAACAGTTTCCAACAGTAGCAGAAGCTCTAGAATGGATCTAAATATTTTTATAATGAATTGATAACATGGCAACATATCCGATTATTAATAAAGAAACTGGTGAACAAAAGGAAATAGTTCTGAGTGTTCATGAATGGCCAAAATGGTGCGAGGAGAATAGTGATTGGATTCGTGATTGGTCTGATCCATCTACTTGCCCCAAACCAGCAGAAGTTGGTGAATGGAGAGATAAACTTGTGGCAAGAAATCCTGGATGGAATGAAGTTTTAAACAAGGCATCAAAAGCACCAGGTTCTAAAGTAACTAAAATCTAATGGCAAGAAGAAAAAGAGCATCTGCGAATGATCAACCTATTGGAGTTGGTCTTACGACAAAGCAGATGAAAAGAAAAAAACCATTAAGTTCTGGATACTTGGTGGATATAGACCCACTTAATGATAATCAAAAAAGACTGTTTGATTCTTATAAAGAAGGAAAGCATCTTATTGCATATGGTTGTGCAGGCACAGGAAAGACCTTTATAACCCTCTTTAACGCACTTAAAGATGTATTAGATGAGAACACTCCTTATGAGAGAATATACCTCGTCAGGTCTCTTGTAGCAACCAGAGAGATTGGGTTTCTTCCTGGTTCTCATGAAGATAAGGCAGACATCTATCAAATTCCATATAAGAATATGGTGAAGTATATGTTCCAGATGCCTTCTGATGCTGATTTTGAGATGTTGTATGGTAATCTTAAATCGCAGGAATCAATTAAATTCTGGAGCACATCATTTATTAGAGGTACTACTCTTGATAATGCTATAATTATTGTAGATGAATTTTCTAACCTTAATGGGCACGAATTAGATTCAATTATTACTCGTGTTGGTGAAAATAGTAGAATTTGTTTTTGTGGAGATGCTGCCCAGTCTGACCTTACTAAAATGAATGAAAAGAATGGTATTATGGATTTTATGAATATTGTTAGAAAAATGCCATCTTTTGATATAATTGAGTTTGGAATAGATGATGTATGTAGATCTGGTCTTGTTAAAGAATATCTAATGGCAAAAAATGAATTGGGAATTAATTTATGACTATATGTATAGTTCGTAAAACTTCCAGTTATTATAAATAATTATAACTTTCACGAACTGTAATGTATAAAGTTTATTTAATTACCAATATTGAAAATAAAAAACAGTATGTAGGTATAACTAAATTTTCTATTGAAGAACGATTTTTGCAACATACTAAAAGAGGATTTCTTTTAACAGAAGCAATAGAAAAATATGGAGAACAAAATTTCTCTATTAAATTAGTTGAAGAAGTCGAAAGTGCTGAACGTGCATATGAACTTGAAATTTTCTATATTCAAAAATATAATACCAAAGTTCCTAATGGATATAATTTAACTGATGGTGGAGATGGTATTTTTGGTTGGGAAGCAAGTGAAGAATATCGTCAAGAATGTTCTGATCGAGTAAAATTGCTCCATAAAGAAAAAAAAGTTGGTATGTATGGAAAAAAACATAGTGAAGAAACAAAGAAAAAAATGAGTGCGTCTTCAAAAGGAAATAAGAATTGTTTGGGAAGAACATTATCGGAAGAATCTAAACAAAAAATCAGAGAAAAACATTTGGGAAAATTTGTATCTGAAGAAACGAAGAAAAAAATTAGTGAGAATCATCACGATATTTCTGGAAAAAATAATCCTATGTATGGGAAAAAACATTCACCAAAAACTATCGAAAAGATAAAACAAAAAGCAAAAAATCGTCCCAAAAGAATTTGGGTCAATAATGGAACTGAAGAAAAACTTATAACAATTGACGAATCTATACCTATGGGTTATAATACTGGTAGAATGAGGTCTTAATGTTTAATCATGTTGATTTAAATCTTCCTCAACTTGAGAGGGAGACTATAGATGGAGTCAGATATTATTCTGTTCCTGATGAAGAACAACTCTTAAGACTGGTCTCAATCACTTCTGTGACCAGTCATTTTAATAAGGAGATTTTTGTTAAATGGCGTAAGAAGGTTGGTAATGAAGAAGCAGATCGAGTCACAAAGGCGGCAACACGTCGTGGGACTGATATGCACACTCTTACTGAGTGTCACCTAAAAAACATAGAGTTGCCAAAAGTTCCTCCTATTTCTGAGTTCTTATTTAAGATTTCTAAAGGTACTTTAAAGAACATTAATAATATTCATGCTCTGGAAACTTCCCTATATAGTAAGCAGTTAGGTATTGCTGGAACCGTCGATTGTATTGCAGAATACGAGGGTGAATTAGCAATAATTGACTTTAAGACTTCTAAAAAACCGAAACCAAGAAATTGGATCGAAAACTATTTCGTACAATGTGCGGCATATGGATGTATGTTGTATGAAATGACTGGTATTCCGGTCAAAAAATTTGTAATCATCATGGCTTGTGAAAATGGAGAATGCGTCGTCTACGAAGAAAGAGACAAATCAAAGTACATCAAACTTCTTACCGAATATATTAGAAAGTTTGTTACAGATAAATTGGAACTCTATGGAACCGAATAAGGAACTAGAAAAGGTATTAGCAAGTAAATTTTTAACACCATCTAAATTTGCACTTGAAATCGAAAAGATTGTTGCCGAAGAAAAAATCAACTACATCGATGCCATTTGTCACTATTGTGAATTAAATGAACTTGATGTAGAATCAGTAACAAAACTTGTATCAAAACCACTGAAAGAAAAACTGAAGTGGGATGCTACGAGACTTAATTTTATGAAAGCAACTTCGAAAGCAAAACTGCCTTTATGAAGTCTTGACTTTTTGCCTAAAATATGTTATCCTATGGAGGGGTTAAGTGTGCCGGTCTGTGGTTATTCAGGCGCACTTGCCCTTTTTAATGTTTTGTGGTAATATATACTATAACCACAGACCATATATGAAATACTACGATGTCTACGATGTGAGCTCCATAAACGAGGTGCTGGGCGTTGAAGGACCCGATTTAATAGAGGATACTATTAGCGAAGAAGAGATAAACTATCTGGACTACCTAGACCCAGAAAAGGTAAGACAGAATAGAAACGAATATATGAGGGAGTATAATAAGAAATACTATCACGAAAATCCTGAACGGGCAAAAGAATGGCGTGATAAAAGAATAGAGAGGAGGAGAGAGACGGAGCGTGCCTGGCGTGCTAAAAACAGAGAGAGATTGAATGCCCGTAAACGAGAACAATATTTGAAGAAAAAACTTGAAAATGTAGACAAAGAGTGATATAATATATACAGTTGAAATGTGAAAATTGAGAGTGGCTCCTTTTGAAGTCTATTGTGAATATCTTGCCTTAAAAAATCACTTTTCAAATCCTAAATATGATTACTTTAAGTATAATAAAAAAGTTCGTGCTACTATAAGTTCCTTTAATAAGAGAAGAGATAAGTATTTTTTTGAAAAAACAAGTCGTAAATATAAAGACGAAGATATTGTTAATTTTTTGGTAGCAAACTTTGTAGAATCTACTAGTGTAAATCAGGTATGGATTGGAGAAATTATCAGTTCTGGAGAAAGGACTTACGCAGATTGGACAAAGAGACAACAGAGTTTGACTTACTTGTTCAAAGAACAAAGCAACGAATTACTCTCGAACAACGAATTAGAGAATCTATTCAGTTGTTCGAAAGGTCATCCAATAATCTTAAAAAGATTTCTTGGTGGAGACATAAGTCTTGAAACTTTTGTAATCTATGACAGAATATTCTCATTCAGAAAGAAGTTTGATAAAGAACTGAAAGATCCTGTATGGGAAACCGTAAGTTTAAAACTCCAAAAATATTCTCCCTTTCTAAATATTGATGTGTTCAAATTCAAAAAGATTTTAAGGGACCTTGTAGATGAGTGACTTTTTTGATTCTGAAATCATTCAGGAAGAACTGAGTGAAATTAATGAAATGCAAGAAAAAATCTACGAGAGTTTTATTACTTTCGGTGCGATGTCCCGTGAACAAAAACTTGAACATGTTGAAATACTTTCATCTTTGCTTGAAAAACAGCAAGTGATGTATACTAGACTATCTCTTTCTGATGACCCAAAGGCCATCGAAATGAAAGATAATCTACGCAAGTCAGTTTCAATGATGGGTTTCCCACCAGAGACTGATATGCTGACTTTATTCAATAGTATGAATGCCACAATCAAATCTCTCAAAGACTATATTGACGACTGAGAGAATTTCTGCTATACTATCCGAGTAAATCCAAAACATCCAAACTAATCTAAGGTAATCTAAATGTCTTTTGCTGATCTTAAGAAGCAATCCAAACTGGGTTCTTTGACACAAAAACTGGTCAAGGAAGTCGAAAAAATGAATAATGCAGGTAGTTCAGGAGATGATCGTCTCTGGAAACTAGAATGTGATAAAGGTGGTAATGGTTATGCCGTTATTCGTTTCCTTCCTGCTCCTGAAGGTGAAGACCTTCCATTTGTTAAACTCTACTCTCATGCCTTCCAAGGTCCTGGTGGATGGTATATTGAGAACTCTCTGACTACTCTGAGTCAGAAAGACCCAATGTCAGAATACAACACGATGCTGTGGAATAACGGCACTGAT